CCTCGCATACATTACAAACATGATGAGTAAAGATTGGCTCTGCCAATGCTCTCCAAAACTGTTTTTCTTCTGGTTTCATATTAGCTTCGTCCGTCCCATTCCCAATGCACTTCGGTTACACCATATTCTTCGCACCATTCTTCGCTGTGGTCAAACACACAATCGTGACATTTCTGGCCCCAACCACCGTGCTTGCAGTTCGAACAGTTATGCTTGTTTGCCAGCATAATCCACATTTCCATGGCTTCTTTATTCATCTACGCGGTATTTCTCCCAAAACTCTTTCTTACTCATCGTTTTGGCTTCCACATTGGCAATGACCGACCGTACTTGTTATAGAACTTCTCAATATATTCGGGGGTGTGACCTTCTGGTAAGGTATGACCCAGTGGAAGTTCAGAGTAGTTGCAAGTCTGGTCATATACTTCATCACCATGCTCGTCAAGCTCTTTTATCATTGGCTCCACGCAACCATAACCATCAGACATATAACCGCAGTTCTCGCATGTGCGGTTACTTATCGGAGTCGAAACCAACGATGTCCAGAACTCTTCTTTGGTTATAGTTTCACTGCTGCTCATCGTTGTTTTGGTTTCCACATTGGCAATGACTGACCGTACTTGTTATAGAACTTCTCAATATATTCGATATCATCATCATTATAGAAGTTACAGGTTTGTTCGTGGGTTATGTCTTGTGTGGGTTCGCCACAATCAAGTTTCCAATTGTTCCAAAAACCGCAGTTTTCACAGTTGCGGTCCTTTACAGGAATCCAAGTCAATGCATCCCAGAACTCTTCTTTGGTGATTTCACTGCTGTCATTTTCCATGTTTCATCAACAACATTGAAGCAATCATAGATACCAAGATTATCCAGAAATACGGACTAAAAAGAGTTATCCCGCCCAATCCAAGAGATATTCCTATTACTGAAGCCAGAATCGCGTGTAAAAAAATGTTCATGGGTGATATTATACAATAAAAAAAGAGGCTTGTCCAGCCTCTTTTTGTTATTCAGTTGATGTTTTTGGGCAGTTGGCGTCATACTTCTTATTATGAGCGTCTATTGCCTCTAGGTCAAGCCTTATGTTGCGGTCACCCTGTCTAAGACCGGGTTCAAGTGCAGATATGGTTGACTCAGATAAGTTGATTGGGTCTGTCCAGACACAACCGTTCGAAACAATACCATCAACTTTTACGGTTACGCAAGCTGTCAAGAAGCTCATCATCAGACTGATGATGAACATCATCTTCAATATCGTCAGCTTTTTTTGCACGTTCGACTTCATCTTTCAGTTGCTCCTTTGTCACCTTATCTGCACCTTTTTCAATATTGGTGGCATCCCGCTTGTTCGATTCCCAAGCACGGATTGCACCACCAATAAGGCTGTCAAATAGTTTGCCAGCAAGGCTCATTAGAAAGTTCATTATTTCTTAGCCGCTACTTTTTTAGTTGTGGATTCGGGCACATCAAGCTTGGCTAGAACCAAGTCTTTTATCTGCTCTTCCGACAAGCCAAACTTTTTGACTGCATCAGGAACTTTCCCAAGAACATATGATGCGGCGTGACCGATCATTGCGTTCTTTGTTTCAATCTTAGCCCAATCGGAATCTTTTAGTTCCTCTTCGGCTTTGTGCTTACCGTAGGTCACCCCACGCTCAATAGCACCCATCACTACTTCACGTAGTTTGTCTTCGTTCTCTAGTCCAAACTTCTGTTGGACCTTCCATAGTGCCCAGCTACCAACTGCTAAAACAACGCCACCAAGGCACTGTAGTAGGATGGATAGAACTGGACTTAGATCAATGATTGATGTTTCCATTTTATATTCTCCTATAATATAATGTATGTATATTTATACTTTTTTCATTCGTTCAACGAGTCTTTGTGCCCGTTTAGTCACTTGGCGATACCAGCGAGAGTCAACCATTTCATCGGCTGCTTTCATCCAGTTGCCAGCATCCACTGCTGCTCGGAAGTTCTTGAACTTGTTCAAGCGATTGTATCCGAGATTGAATGCCATGTTTGCTGTGATTAGTCGCACTTCTTCGGGTAGTGCTTTCCAGTTGTTGAAGATGCGTCTGCAATCTTCGAGGGACACCCGAATATCAACTTCGAAAGCTTCGTAGCAACGCTCTTTTGATACTGGTGTGCCAACTGGCTGACCGTGTTCTGGGTCGTCTTCTCTTACGAGGTGACCAATACCGAACGTAGGGTAACCAAGGTGGTCAAGGTAGATTTCAAATACGATACCTTCGTCACGCTCTAGGTCTTTGCGAAGCTTTATAACGAAATCGTCTTCTTTGGTTTCTTCGGTCTTCTTGGCTTCGATATTATTGATTTTAGTTTGACGCTTGACTTCTCGTGCATCGGCTAGTTCAGTAGGAACTTCTTCTGCTACCGGCTTCGGCTCTATTGTTTTATTATTTACAAATAACTCCTTCAACCAAGAAAAGAAACTATTCATCTTTTACTCCGAGTAACGATGGTGTAACCATCAACCGGAATACCGGCTGCTAGTCTCATCTGATACTGCGATTCGGTAAGTTCTTTGGCGACATTCTTGCTCTTGATTTTTACGTGACTTGCCATAAGTAGATTTTCTAATACTTGGCTTTCTACAATATCAAGGTCTGCTAGTTCTCTGTATTTCTTAGGACTCATAGGGACCACCTTTCTCAAGTTCTCTGAGGTCAGTTTCCACTCTGGAACGTTTCTGCTTCGGGTTGCACCATAGCGAAACTTCCAGTCGGTCGTGTTTGTGATGTTCTTTAGGTCGTGAATGATACGAGCCAACTCTTGTGGAAAATCTAAACGGCGTTCAAACTCGACAAACACCAAATACCACCCGTCCTCGAACTCTGCTTCGCTGGTTTCTGCATCAAGCACGTAGTCGTATCCTTTTTCAAGGAAGCTCTCGAAATCTTCGGCTGCTTGTTTGTATTTTACTTTGAAGCTGACAACAACAATCTGATCATCGGTGCCAATCTTTGCTTGAAACTCATCAATATGAATCTCGTGATGCACCAAATCGCGAAGTTCTTGCTCGTATAGTCCTTCAAGTAGATCGTCTTTTTGGATGTGCATCATATTTCTAGTTCGTCCAATCCAAGGTCTTCTTCAGCGGCGTCCATAACGCCACCCTCTACGGCACCTTCTTCGTCTAGATCGTCGTCCCATGCTTCATCAACATCTTCTAGATTGATGTTCTGGCCTTCAATCTCGACAAACCCTTGGCGATAATCTGAAATCAAATCTTTTGGCATACGGATAGTAACCAGCCAAACTTTGTTTTTCTTCTTCTTTGGAAGCTTCGTTCCGGATTGAAAGTCTTCTGGGCTTTCGACCTTTACAGGCACGGTCACTTCCGATTCTTGATAATGAATCTTGCAGTTATAATCCAATAGTCTGCGACCGCCTTGTGGGTCTGGCATTAGATTGTAGGGATACATAAACTGACATGTGACCCAGTATTTTTCATCGTCTGGACCCTTGGCAAGCTCGCCTTTTATCCAGTTCTTGAAAGCATACAAATCAACTTCGTCTAGCACGCGTTCGAAGTCTAATAGCACGCTCAACATGCTGTCTGTCATATAGATGTCTTTGGTGTTGTCTATTACGTTCTTGAGTTCCATGTATGTATTTATCTTATTCCACAAGTTCTTTCTTATAAACACTGCTCAATCCAAGCACTTCGCTATTGAACTTTACGAGTGTTTTTAGGGCATTCTCGGTCACAAGGCTCATAATAACGTCACGGTGACGGTTCCCTTCGTTGCCAATCTTCCACTCATAGTTGCCTACAGCCGCTTGAATAGCCTTTACCGATTCAGGGTCGTTTGCCATTTCCCGAAGGGCAGCACGAAGCCGCTCGGTATTTGGATTACCTTTACGAACCCACAATGCCTTTTGTAGACCATCGCGGAAACTCTTTGCTAGTTTGTATGCAGCATAGAAGTCACTTGCCTCGTTAGCGGGATGGAAATAACCATCCACATAGCTGTAGGTTTCGGACGTGTTTGGGTCGTTGATATGTTTGCCAGTTTCCGTATCCAAAATACCGTGGTCAAACCAGAACACTGCCTTCTTGTTCATAATCATAGGCATCACATGTTTCTTGAATGCTGCTGGATTCTCACGTGTTGCGTTTAGCTCACCACGACGAAAAGCAAGGCGACGTTCGCCACCACTCATACCTTTTACCCAAAGCACGTTCTCTTCAAAGCACTTTACGTAATCAGCATATACCAGCGGGTCTTGTGAGTTGACTGCTTTATCTTCGCAAAAATATACCGCCATAGCCAATGCTTCTGGAACCATACCAGAACCAGCCGCGAACCTGATACCACCGCCCATTAGACCACTGTTTCCAATAGCCGTATAAATGTTCAAGTTCATCAGACCGATGCTGTCATAGTCACGGAAATCATATTCAACTTTCTCTTGTAAGAATGCGATTGCATTACCGCCGTGTGATACCATAATCGTCTTATCGTCGTGCTGTAGGTTGTTGTGGAACTCATTGAAACCGGGAATGTCTCGGGCACCTGTGATATGCCGAATAACAATATTCTCTCCAAGCTTCTTCTCAAGCTCACGTGCTACAATCTGTGTCCATACACTTGTGCCGCCACCGGGCTTTTGTGGAACAACCATTGTGAAGTCTGCTAGGGCTGGTGTAGCCAACACCAAGAATAAGGCTACTAAAAAGTTACGCATATTTTATCTTTCCTTTTTTGAAACTGAACGCAAACACCGCAATGATTAGAACCATTAGAATCAAGAACAGTGGTCGGTCTATTAGGGTAGTGAAATCGTATAGGGTTGTTAGTTGTATTGATAGGGCTTCTACTTTGCTTGCTAGAATAAACGCAACCAACAACGCTGGTCGGGAGTATTTATAATGCTTCATGACCACCCCTAAAAAACTAAAGAATGCCAACACCGCAAAGTCTTCCCAACCACCTGTGTATTGCATACTCGCCCATACAATCATTACGAGTAAGAAGGGGAAGTAATACACGTATGGGATGCTTGTGATTTTGCACACCGTATTGACGAATACCAAGGATAACACCCCAACGATTGCTGTGGCTGCTATGAATCCAAGGCTCAAGCTTTCAAAAAACTGGGTGTCATACATCAGGTCGGGTGAACCAAGTTCAATACCAAGATACGCAAACAATCCCATAAGAACGGCTGCGAATGGTGCACCGGGAATACCGAACAATACTGTTGGAATCATACTGGTTGCCTTTTGTGCATTGTTAGAACCTTCGGGACCGATTACACCTTTGATGTTACCGTTTCCGAACTCTTCGTCGGGATTGCTTGCTACCGCTTGTGAATATGACAGCCAATCACTCACTGCACCACCAAGGCCCGGTAACAGGCCCACAAGGGCACCGATGAAACCGCCTCGCATTGATAGCCATTTGTTATCCCATACTGCCTTCATTCCCGCTACTGTTTCACGTTTTGCCACTGTCGTTGTAGCACGGCGTTTCTTGAATCCTTCAAGCAACTCGGGCACCGCAAACAATCCCGCCACCACTGGTATCAACTGGATACCATCTTGGAGGTAAAACCATCCCATTGTGAAACGGGGGTCGTTAGTAGACGGGTCAACACCTACCAATCCAAGGAAGACGCCAGCACCAATCGCAATGATACTAAAGAGTGGTTTGTCGGTTGATAGGAACCCAACTGTTGCCAATGCTAACACCGTGAATGCCCAGAGTTCTGGGATACCGAAGAATAGGATGACTTGGCTATATATGGGAAGCAATAGAAATACGATGGCACCCCAGAACAACCCATTTACTGTTGATGTAGTTACGGCTGTTGAAATGGCATAGCTTGCCCGTCCTTGTTGTGCCAAGGGGAATCCGTCAACCATTGTGGCTGCTGAACTATTGGCACCGGGGATACCTAAAAGGATGCTGGTGAAACTGTCGGCTGTTGTTGATGCGGCTACCACCGCCATAAGGAATACTACGCCAGCATATGGGTCGGTCAAAAAGAAAGGCATCACCGCATATAATGCGACCAATCCTGTTGTTGCCCCGGCTGCTGGAACAATACCCACGGCAAAACCATAAAGAATGCCAGCTATCAGGGATGCTATTATCATCACGGCTTATATACCGTTATCCATACATCGTCTGTCTTAGGCTCTTGCTGCTGCCATGTTAGATTATGTAATGCTGCAAAATCCATCATAAGTTGGTTCTGTTCGCCGATACGTTCATACATAAGCTCGTCGCTCTCATACCAATCGTAGTTGGGATAGGTAATATCCCAACCACCAGCTTGTTTCCACCAATCAAAACACTGGTCGGTGTCGCGACGAACAAACACAATCCACGCATCTGGAAAAACAGCTTGAATCTCGGGAAGTTTGTATACCCATTCGTGTGATTTCAACAACGGAATACCGTCACCAGAGTATGGCTTCTTCAATACCCACTTATCAACAAGTGGCGGAAACTCCATGCCGGTGCCAAAATAAGCACCTATGTGGCCAGAGAACTCGTTGTGATAATACTGTCTATATGGTGTTCTGTCTGTTGTGTCAAACGCACGATTCTGTTCAAACTTTTGAGCGATGCCGCTCCATTTGCTTCCCGGTGCACCGGTAAAGAATATTTTTTCTGGTAATAAAATCATATAAATATTTATATGCGGACATTACTCAAAGATTATTTTTCAACAACGTGGTTACAACGTGACCGAACATTAGACCAATATGAACATTCTGGCTGGATACTGCTCGACAAGATTGGGGCACACGAGCGTGTCTTAGATGTGGGATGTGGCACTAATCCGTTCAAAGGAAAGATTGATGTGTATGGTATTGACATCACAGACGTTGGTGCCGACGAGGTTGTGGCTATTGAAGACTTCAAACCAAAAGGATACTTTGACGTGGCCCTGTGTCTGGGTAGTATAAACTTCGGCACCTATGCCGATATTCACAACCAGATAAGATGTGTAGATGAAGCCTTATGTGGGACCACAGCCAGAATCTATTGGCGTTGTAACCCCGGCCAGCACGACCACGGCAACGACGACTTCAAGGGCATAGAGGTGTTTGAATGGACCGAAGATTTGTTACGACATTTTGCTACGCTATTTGGATATGAGGTTGTGGATTTTCAGCAAGACGGTAAACGTTTATATTGCGAATGGCGGCGAAAATCATAATATACCTACATCTGAAATATTTTTCCTAAGTAAATATATGTGTGAGCCGAGGTAGACACGGTTCGCAATAAAAGCAAAGCGTGTTTACCTTCTCGTGTTCACCATATAACAAAATGGAGAAGAAAACATATGTCTAGAAGAAAACGCACTCAAAAAGCACCAACCCCCAAAGACAATACCATACAGTTCAATGAGTTTGTGAAAAAGAAGCAAACCGTTCAAATGATTCCACGTTCGCTGAACCAAGAGGAATACATTGACAACCTATTGAACGACGAAAAACTTATGGTATTTGCCACCGGACCAGCCGGAACAGGTAAGACCCTGCTTGCGGTTATGGCAGCTATCAAAGCGTTCAAAGAAGGAAAAGTCGAGAAAATCGTTGTTACACGACCAGCAGTTGGCGTGGATGATGAAAAGCACGGCTTCTTGCCGGGTGACCTAAATGCTAAAATGGCACCATGGACAAGACCCATCTTTGATGTGTTGGAAGAATACTATTCGACCAAGACCATCGAAGGTTTTATAAAAGAAAATATTATTGAGATTTCGCCGCTCGCATTTATGAGGGGCAGGACGTTTAAAAACGCATACATTGTTGCAGACGAAATGCAGAATGCTACACCAAACCAAATGAAGATGCTATTGACGCGTCTTGGTGAGGGAAGCATGATGGCTGTCACAGGCGACATTCGCCAAGCTGACAGACGTGACAATGACAACGGTTTGCTTGACTTCAAGACATTGTTATCGAACTTCTCTAATAGCCAATACATCGCTATTACAGAGTTTGCCAATAAGGATATTGAGAGACACCCTGCCGTGAAGGAAGTCTTGAGTATCTACGGAGAGTAAACAAAACTCCGAACAAAAGAGAAAACCCCGGTCCTAAAAACCGGGGTTTTTTCACGACTGATAACTTTCCCACATTCATCAAACGACGACCCCCGATACCTCATCTGTGGATTTTGACCTATAGCAAGTTATCTTTTATGTGACTTCGTGAATAGCCATTTACGAAAAGAGAGCAAGGTTTGGGGTATTCTTTTATTACATAATACCTTTGGCGACTTGTTCAACGGTGAACTTGTAGTGTCCGCCTTGCGAACCAATGCCTTGGTATGGATACTTTGGGCGAGACTTCTTGACGCCGTTTAGCGTGAAGATTCTACCATGAACTTTGAACTTTAGCCCTTGCAAATCTTTTGGAAGAACAACATCACGAGCCGACGCTCGAACAAGCGTTGGAAGGTCGTTCGGGAGGCTCAACGCATCCCAGAACGCTTCTTTTTCGGTTTTTTCTTTGATGAGGTCGCCCTTCAACGTGACGCGGAAATCGTCTGGGGTGAACTTGATGTTACCGAGACTGAAAGCCACGCTGTGCTTCTCACCGATTTCTTTGATAGCCGCGTTGATTTCGTCGCGAATCTCTTGCATCTTTTGGCGGGTAAGTTTCATGGTGCGTGTTCTCCGTCTGTGTGTGTGTTGTAATGATAGATACACCATACACGAACATAGTTACATCGTCAAGGGGTTTTTGCGTCCAAGTCGAAGAAAATATCATACCAATCTTCGGCAAGGTGTTCCTTGACCACAAAACTGACAACAATCTCGTCAGCCTGTGGTGCTGGCATTACCTTGGGCACGAACGCCTTGTCGCGATATACCTCACGCACGGCATCACTTGGGTCATGCTCGCCCTCGTGAAACTTTTTGTTGAAGTCACGAACCATCACGCAGAACTTATTGTATTCTGCCTTCGACATTTGATATTCGCAATACATAACATTTACATCAATCAATGCTCTCATTTTTCTATTCCTCGTATGATAAAATGATGTCGTAGATTTCCGCCCATGTATCAACAGGGTGAATGTCGTCGTGTTCAAAGTTGACAGAGTGACCGTGCTTGACCAAGATTGTCTCAAGTCCCAAGCTATGACCGTCTTCGGCGTTGCTGATTGAATCCTCAATCCAGAACCGTCCAGTGTCTTGATACTTCGTTAGGTGATGAAGCTTGTTTGGCATGTCGCCAACCAAGGTCAGTTCATCAACTGCACCACCAAATAGGTTCTGCAAGTTTTCCCAACGGCGTTCATAGATATCACTACGGTCTTCGATTGCAGTAATGCAATGGAATGTGTAGCCACGCTCATAAAGTTTCGCAATATAATGCTGTGAATCACGAAAGGCCGATAGCCCACGGATATACTCTGAGCGATTGAAATCTTCAACCAAGCTATTACCCTGATCGGTGCTGAAACCGGGGGTGCGATGTTCTACTTTGTAGATGCCTTCCGATTCTGGCTCAAGCACACTGTCATGTGTATTCTTGAACCATTCGGCAAATCCTTCTGTCCAATCAAGTAGGACGCCATCGGCATCAGTTAGTATTCTTTTATTTTTCATGTATATCCTTTTCTTTTTCGTCACCACCATCCAAATAAGTAGGTTAGCAGCAGCACGCCTAATAAAAACGGAAAGATATCCCCAAATGCGGATACTAATGTTCTAAGCAGCGACCGCTTCAATCACCTTTACGTAGTTGAGAACGGTTTCGTTCGCTTTGTTGTATTTGCTGAACTCGGTGCGTTTGATTTTGCCCGAGATAACACATTCGTCACCAAAATCCGATGGGTCTTTCTTGCTAAAGAACGTGATGATGTCTTTGTCGTTGGCCAGTGCATTATACACGTAGCAATCAAAGTCTTCCACATACTTTGCGTTGAGGATTTTGATAGGAACATCGGTGACAGCTTCGCCGGGCTTGCCGATGAACTCGCTGTTCGATGAAATCTCTGCCATCTTCTCTTTGCGTTTGAAGAGTGAAGGGAAGCACGAGATAAGACCCAACTCGTAGTCGGTGACTTCTTCGGTTTCAACAACGGCATAGATGCATTCGTCAAACTCGGTGAGACGACCGGCCAACGCATCAAACATCAGGTTCTTTTGGAACGAACTGATAAGCTCGTCGGCTTGGGCATAATGCTCGTCGGTAACCACAAGCTTTGGAACAACCGTGCCTCGTGGGCTGTGACGAATAAGATGGTCACGACCGAAATAGAACTTGACCAACTCTTTGTTGGCAAAGACATAGGGCACGTTGTCGTAGGTGCCTTTATAGTCTTTGGGAAGAGCGATTTTATCTTCGTAATACCCCGTAACAGGAATGGAAGCCTTGAGATAGCCCTTGTTCTCGTTGGTCGCGGCAAAAGCATTGACTTCGGCTGCTGCGAAAGCAACTGCAACTACGTCGCGAACCTTGAACGTCTCTTTGTTCTTTCTCCGTGCCATGATGTTATCTTCCTTTATGTTGAGAGTATTATTATACGTCTAAGCATTCGTAGTGTCAACACTCTTTTCACGTGACCGGTCACTTTTTTTGATGAAGTCGTTCATGTAGTGCGAGTAGTTCTTTTCAAAATACTCGTAAATCTTATCGTAGTCGTTCTCGCCTTCATCGGCTTTCCAGTTCTTGACGATACGCTTCTCATCAACATCCAGAATAACATGGGCGTCCATGCGGTCCCGCTCTCGCAGTCCCTCTGTCATCTTCATGGTTTCGTCCCATTGAAGGTTGTTCTCGTTGTTCATCCAACCCTTCATATGGGTCGGCACCCCACGACGAGGCTTCAATGCGTATGTCGCCACGATGTGTCTGTTCTTTACTTTATTACCCATTTTTTTTAATCTCCCTAGCCTTTACGTTTTTATATTCTCTGCTGACAGATTTCAGCCGATTTAGTTTTTTATATACATTCGTTGCTTGTTCCGTTTCGTCGTATTCTTCAGCAAGTTTTTTAATAATACCAACATACGCCCAAACAACGAAACAGAATACTGGCAATAATAATAATAATAATAAAATCAATGTAAGAGTTCTCCTTTTATTGAAAGTAAGTCACCAACAGTAGCGGTGATATGAATGTCTGGGTGTGCAATGCTTGGTATCTGTACGATAGCATCGCGGATGATTTTGTTCGCTTGAAAGAAATGCTCGTCGGTATCGGCAAACATATCTACGTTGTCGCTGCACCATACCAGCATGTCTTCTATCTCGTCTTGTCGAATGTTCTTGCCTAATAGCTCTACGCCTTGGCGATACTTACCCTGCTTGACCAGATTGACAAACTCCGTCTTGATTTCAACGGTGCCTTCGCTTGTTGTTGGCATATTGAGTTTGCCAGCCACGGTGTTTTGCTGAACCACGTTCAATGCCTTACGCAAGCTCGGGTAAGATGCTTTCACATAAGTGTCGAGCAAGTCGATATCGAACTCAACTTCTTCGGCAATCAATACCTCTGCTACTCGTGCAGTGAACTCATTGTAATCTTGTTTCTCAATCTTGAATACCTGACATCTATCTTGGATGGCTGGCATAATCTTGTGCACATAGTTACAGGTCAGAATGAACCGACAGTGATGGTATTCGACCATCGGGGTCCGCAACGAAGGCTGCACTGAATGAAGGTTCAAATAGTCTGCTTCGTCAATAAAGATGATTTTGTATTGGCTAAACGGAATCGTCTGTGTGAAACCATCAAGCTTGTCGTTGAACTCATCAATCTTGCGACCTTCTTTCGAGCCGTTCATCATCATCACATCAAAATCGTCTATGTCGAGTTCGTTGATGATAATCTTGGCAAGGGTTGTCTTGCCTGTGCCCGGTGGCCCATGGAACAATAGATGTGGAATCTCACCACTCTCTATCCATTCTCTGACTTGTGCTTTTTGGTCTTCGTCGCGAAATACATATTCATCGACTGTTTTTGGGCGATATTTCTCTACCCACGATGTCTTGCTCATGTTTATTACTAATCCTTATATACCCATTTTATCATTGTGGTAAGTTATATGTCAATAAAATAAAAAAGTAGCTGTCAATGATAAATACTGTCAATGATAAATACAACAACAGGAGATTTACCAGATGAAAACCAACGATTTTAGAACACTACTTGAAAGCTTCAATAACATCGAAGAAGCTGGTGACGAACGGGTAGTAGACCCTAACGTAGAATACAGCGAAGAAGGTTCATCCAAGATAAAAACCGCGAACCGTGAGTTCTCCAAAGTTACTGCAATGGTAAAAGGCACAACTTCTGAGAAGCTAACCAAACTATCCAAGCGTTATCTTATTCTCGACCGTGCCGCAAAAGAGTTCGGCAAGCGCCGTGACGATGTAAAAGAAGGCGAAATCCGTCCTATCTTTGACTTGCTATTTGCCGCAGAAGATGCTGCTCTAACTCGTGCCATTGAAACTGTATCTCTTACTATTCAAATGGGCAAAGATGTTGAGGAATCTACCTCAGAAAAAGAAGTCTTTGCAACCGAAAAGTTCATGGTTGACCTTATGAAGCTCCTTGATAAAGACCTTATCCCAGTAGTTGAAAAACTTCGCGAGAAGCACACCAAACTTGACAAAAGCACAAAGGCCGGAAAGATTGGTGCTATTGCTGCCCCTAAACTGAAAAAAGAAAGCATTCGTGAAAGCATTATTCGCGAAGGTATGATGGAGACTTTGAAAGAATATATGTCACGTCTTCAAGCTTGGGTTGAAGCCAGTTTAAGAGATTTCGACAAGGGGTTTGAAAACATCGAAACCCAATACAACGGTCGCCGCCCTAAGTTCTAATAACTTTCGGCTGTGTCCGTATCGGCCACATAATCATCAACCGGCTCTTCGTTCTGGACACCCAGAATGTCATTAGGGTCGGCCATGCGAACTTCCTGTATCTCACCATCAATCTCATATTGAATAGCTCGGGTCCATCGACCATGGGCTACTAACACCCACTGACCAATCTCAACGTCTGTCTGCTTTGGACCGACAGCCATCACCTTACCCCAACGAGGACGAATACCACGTTGTTTACCATCGTCGTCCAATAGGATTAGGCCGCTCTTGGTCACACGCTCGCCGAACTTCATGTCATACACAAGAATGTGGTCACGAAGTGGTCTGATTTTCTTCCCCCGAATAATGGTGTTATTCACTGGCATCGGTGTTTTCCTTTTCTACAACAACTGGTTCATCATCGTCAGCATCTGGCTCAAGCTCTTCTTGCTGATTCTGTTTTTCATTTACTTTGTAATGCTCTTTCATAATCTCATCGCGCGTTCGGACGATTTTACCTTTTGAGTCAATCTCGTCGCCTCGTGCGTTGACGTTCATGTTGCCAACTGCACGTGTCTTCTCGTTCTTTAGAATAAGGGCATCCATATCTAATGCTTTGCCCTGTGCTGTTCTGTGTTTAGTCACGTAAAAACTCCTTTACATCTAGGTCATAATACAGTGAGTTGATCTTATGCACTCCGATAAGGAATAGCACGTAGCTTGCGACACTACTTCCTCGACCAACTCCCCACACTATGTTATTTTCTCGCATCGTATCCACAAAGTATTTGAGATACTGTAATAGACCAAGCATATCACGCTCTTGGAAGATTATTAGCTCTTCCCCACAACGTTGTAGCTCGGCATCCGTTTCACACTGGTCCAATACCCATTTGGCAATGTCCAACTGCTTATATTCATCAGGCATCTGCCACTGGCGGTTCAACTTATCATGACTGTCTATGCCATCAGCAAGCTGTGGTGTGTCGTTTATATCTTCAAAGTGTTCGTTTAGTGCGTCTCGGTATGTGTGAAACGTATACGGAGACGTGACACGAAACTTACTCAAATCAATGTTTGGATTTTTATAGAGTTCTTCTAATAGCTCTTCTTCGGAGAAATAGACAAACCCAACTTTGTCTTTTATCATACTATATTATATCAAACTTCGTATAGTAAAGTCTATATATTATCTGACCCGTCGATTACCTTTGGTTTGAACTTCTTTACGTCGATAATCTTGCCTTCTTTTTCGACAAGGGCATCAACCCCTTCCCACGACAACCCGACATGTTCCCATGTGATGTCTTGTTCGTGTAGAATCTTGTTGCCTTTATCGTCCTCGGTAATCAAATCCATAGTAGACATATCTGGTCTGCTCCACCATGGCTCTACGCCGGGAAGCAACTCATCTGTGACAATCTCGGGAAAGTCAAATACCTCTGGGTCGAATACATACTCAAGACCACCACCAACTTGGCTGGTCATGCTGAAACGATGGACAAGGAAACGCCCTTCTAGGATTGCTGATATCTTCAAATGAATGAGCATTGATATAAGCTGGTCATAGGGGTCGTCTGGTAAAAATACAACATTCGTTGTTAGTGTCTCTAGCAAAGGTCGGATGGCTTCATTTTCGGTATTGACAAATATTGCCCCACCAAACATTACGTCGCTCATCAACTTCAATCGTTCAAGAGCTACTTCTTGTTCTTCTACCTGACTTGTGTTTGCAATGAGTTCGGCTTTGATGTCAAGCCTATTGGGTATAATCTCGGTGTCTGCAACGATGTTGCAGAGAATGTCTTTTCGCCATACTAAGTTGGTCATTTTACGTCTATGTTTGTCCCAAAGAAATCCTCGCCAAGCTCTTCTTGAATCTTCTTGTCTTGTTCTGCGTTTCGACGCATCATTTCATTGTTGTAGTCATCAATGAGAAAGAAAATCTGGTCGGCAAGGTGTTTGTTATAACGAGAAGCGTAACCGAACTTAGCATATAGTTCGCCAAGCTTGGCTACGATTTCGTCGTCGGTGAGTTCGTCTAGTCTCGGTGCTAATGGATGTGACATACTTATATTTATGCTTAGATATCACCCTCTTTGCGGTTTTCACTGCGATGTGCTGTGAATACGCCACCGGGATAGCGAGCCTGTAGCTTATCAACGTTCATATCAATGATTTCGTTGGGGTCGGCATTCAATGCGATACAGGCTTGCATCCAATACCAGATGATATCACCAAGCTCTCGCTTCATATGATATACGGTATCCTCGTCCATTGGTTTGCCTTGGAAGATACATTTCTTGACGATTTCGTTGAACTCACCGCCTTCACTTGATAGTCCAGTGCCGCCTGTTATTAGGTTTGGGACACTTACGACTTCATTCAGTTCCCTAATACGTGTGATTAGGGCTTCTAGGTCTTTGCTCTCGTCGCTCGTGACTTCATCTACGAAGTCTTTGTATTTGTCTAAATCAATATTCATGTAGTTTCCTTAGATTGTTATTATTATCTTCTTTGATATAGACATGCACTGTGTAGCCCTCTAGTGGCTCGTGCTTGACATACTCCATTAGGTCTTCTAGGTAGTAGGGTTCGTCACACACCACCTGATACACAGGCTCTGATGAGCCGTGCTTCTTCTCAAGGGCGTCCATGGCAATGTAGCCACCGAACTCAACAGGATGGTCACTTAGCCAGTTCATGACATAGTGTTCAAACATCGGAGTATGATTTACACATACGCCGGGGTTAGGCTCAAAGTATAATCTAACTTGTTCCATTTATATAATCTCCTTGAACTATTATACCCTCTTGGGTAAGCTCAAGTCAATTTATATTTTTGATGAGTTGTTTTAGTTGTTTGTCGGCTATTTTGGATTCGGTCATTTTGAACTCTTTCTCAAAATAATCAAGGGCTGCTGCCATATCAATAGTGGCTGTTCTGTTCTTTAGCTCGTGCAGATAAGCGTCTTTTTCACCATCGTCGTCAATGGTTAGTTGCTCGTCCTCGCCATGATAGCTTGCATATTTTCCAAACATTTCAGAGTATGAAGGATGTTCTTCCTGATAACCCCAGCCATTCGATTGTATTAAGAATAGGTCACCATAAAACTCTTCACCATAAAACTCTTCACCGTATTCACCAGTAGTCGATTCAACTGCATTTAGCAAGGTATCAACATCGGTGGTAAGCATAACCTCTCCATCATAACTCTCTATTATGACTTTCACATTCATTGGGTTCAACGAAGTTCTTTCAATATATGCGATAACACGCTTTTTTAGTTCTTTTACAATCTCGTCTTCGTCTTGCCCAAGTCTGAATGCTTTTTCAAAAGCATCAACCATTAGTTTATGATAGTTATGTCCTTGGCGTTCGAGTCTCCAAAACGCACGTTGTGGGTCGTCTGTTCCACCCGCCGCTGAAAAAATCTTGTCTTGATAATAAGACGGTAGATACTCAATCATTTTGGCGTAATATTCATCCGACACATCATTCGCATCAAAGTCTCCCATTTCGCCTAGTTTTTCTGGGTCGTCAATGACTTCTATCAGTTTTTTAACTGGATGGTCATAGTGAAACTTATCTCTTACGAAGTCCGCAACATCTTTGAAATCTTCAATCATAATGCTTTGATGAACATTTGTGCTTGATTTATCCAGTTGCTTGAAGTTATATGGTGCAATATTTTCTTCACGCATTTTGATGTATAGTTGCTCAAGTCTTTCTGGGGTGACACCCTGTTCGCGGATGGCCTCAGTAATACCTCTCAACTCTGGTTTGTCTGCTAGTAGTTCGTCTCTCACATCGGGGTCGAGGTCGCTAATGCTAAAGTTGTTTGCAGGGTCGTGACCGCCACCTTTGATGCCGTTTATTGAAGGGTGTTTTAGCAACGCAACGATGTGGTCATGATATTCTTGTGCCGGTTTCTTGTTTGCGAAACCTTTCATTTCTCCCAGTTGATTATCACCATCTAGGATGAAAGTAAGCAATGGTTTATGAAAGGTCTTACCTTTTTGTTTTATTATTTCACGCAAGGATACGATTTTGTCACCAGTTTTTTCACTTGGTGCGTTACCACAATGACCCATGGCTTGTCCTTCGATATCGCAAGAACCTCGCCCAAGGTTGAACCATGCCGTGCCATCTTTAAAGCTCATTATCATATCTTCGTCGCCATCGGGTTCTACCAAACGCCGACGATTTTCTACCCACTTGTCTTCAGCAGCTTGAAACTTGATAATAAGATTTTCTGGGACTGTCCACCCAAACTCTGCGTTGTTGATTGCATCAATATCCAACGAGAAAAAGTGTTCTATGTTGGTCTTGAATCGGGACGAAACTGCTTTACGGATTTGTGAGTCGGTTATTTCATGCATCGACTTAGCATTCATTCGCGAGAACTCTTTGTTGTATGCTTTTGTGTAGGCTTGGCGTTCTTCTTCGCTGCTGTCGCTACTGGCACTAGCTTTAGCACCCAATAAGGCAAGACGCACATAACGCATATACCAGAGGATTTGTTCTCCGTTTGGTTTGCCGCTGTCGTCTTGAAACGTCTTATACGCCCAATCAAAGTCAGCTTTTACGTCTTTTCTTTGTTCGTTGTTCATTTCAATGTTTTGGAACAGTGCCTTGAAGTCTTGCTTCGGCCCTTCCATGATGATGTTGTCAGACTTGTTGATTGCCGAAAGTTTCTCTAATATATCACGCATTGTTTTTCTGAGCCATTCCTATCAGTTCTGCCATCCATTCTTTGGGCTGACCTTGTAGTTTGTCGTTCACATAAAACGAGAATATTTCGCAGAACCATTCTTCGTGGTTTTTCATACTGTAATTTGTTGGGAACCAATCGCTACTATCCACATAGTCTGTTGCGTCTGGCACAGATAAGTCAATCCCTTCGATGTCCCATTTGTCGTCTAGGAACGCCGCTGCTGGGCCATCTATTATCACGCCCGCATCAGGAGCTTTCGTGGAGACGAGCCTTATTTTGTTTGGTGTCGATGAAGAGTCAATAATAAACGGGCTATATTTCTTGAAGCTCTTCTTTCGCCCAAGATACGTAACTTGCATACCGGTTTTTAGATTGGATGCTATACTATCTTGATAATCTTTCTTTTGAGCTTGTCCACGCCCATGATACTTTTCTCTGGTTTTGATTTTCTCAAACATCTTCTTGATGTGATTATGATGCGTCTCGTTCATATATTCATACCAGAACGTTCATATATTCATACCAGAACTTATGTCCGTATTCGTGTATGATAGTAAAGATAACTTCATGGGACTTTTTGACTGATGGTTGAATAGCAATGTCACGACTAGCTGTTCTGTATAGTCCAATCACGTTACCTGATAGCTTGATAAATCTGATATCAGAGTCGTCAAATAAGAACCCAAGATTGTGAGTGTCAAGTAGTTGCTCGAACGTTGCCAATAACGCAAGCATACGTTTCTTGTTTGCTGGGCGAATGTTGTCTGGGAAAAACACTTTGGCATCGTGGAATCTCTCGTATTCGGTGCCTCGCATCTGTGCCGGGGCCTCGCCAAAATGTTCGGCAAAAGTAGCCGGTGACATACTCATATCAACTGTAAGGTATTTGTATAGTTCGGCTCGACCATACAACGATGTCTTTACATTTATCTCAGGTAGGTCTTGCCAGTGATATGGGTCTGGATAGTCACCGCGAAGGAAATCTAAAATCTGCTGCCGTTGCTCGCCCATATACACACCACGTCTCAAACTTTGTTGCAGCGTTTTGGTTTTGATGTTGGCAACTGAAAACAAACTAGCATCTTCCCAATACAATCCACGGTCTGAATCGTCGTTATAAACTACGGCATAAGGCATTTTTGCAGTCTTACCAGCATAAAAATAAACAGCTTCATCGTCGCCGATTCGTCTATAATAGTTATACTTGCGTGATTCCTGTAATACCTTGGGCATACCCTAGTCCTTAGTATGCACTTATTGCGGCACGTTTCCAAATAACTGTTGAGCCATCGTAGGTTCCTGTGCAGATATAGACATACGAAGTATCTGCTGCGATTTTACCAGCAACATCACCGGCCACACCAACGTTGATTGGGGTGCGTTGGTCAATCTGGTTACCTGAACCACGAGTTTGGTCCTGAATAGCGATGATTGTTCCGCTGTCATGCGTAGTGAACTCAAGAACGTATGTTCCGACAGTATCAAAGGTGATAACATTGGAAGCATAACCTTGAACGTGTGCTGTGCCTACTGTCACGGCTGCTGGAAGCGTCACTGTGTGAGCAACGTTAGAGATAGTCACTTCAACACTGACACGACCTAACTTGCCACTGGCCGGGAAGTTAGAGAATGCAAATGTCAATGACGCCGAAGATGTTACTGTTTGGTAGCCGCCTTCGCTGTAGTTGAACGTAACCGTGCCAGAAGTTGAACCCTTGGCGACACGAGTTTCGCTGAAATCTCGCATTTCAAAGTTCTTTAGAAGGGCTGCACCGCCATCGTTGTTTAGTGTGCCGCCTGACAAAGCAGACTTCAGAATAACCTTGCTCTGAAGGTCTTCAATCTCCGTTTTTGCTTCAGTGAAGTTGTTCTTAGTGTTTGTGAAGTTATCACGAAACGTCTGAGAATCGTTATCTTGACCAGCGACCGGAAAGGTGCCGTCAATATTGTTTGGGTTTATGCTCGAACTCATTTATGTTATCTCCATTTGTAGTATTTATCATATTTATGCTAAAAACGGAGTAGCATATTTATCCCAATAGTTTAGACTCGATGTTAGTCATAGGGAACTTCAAGTATACGTCGCCATCGTCTCGGTTTTCCTTGAACACAAACGAACCAGCAATAAATCGTGTTGAGTCGCCATCGAATATCGTCTGATTTGCAATACCATCAGAAAGATCGAAGGTTGTTTCTGCTGATGTCGGCCAGCTATTTGTTGTAAGGTCATAGTTATTGGTCATATCGTTGTCCCAGATATAACGGTCAATGATGAACTCAATCTTCTTTAGGTCGATGTCGCGGCGACGACTAATGTTGAATATAATCTCGTCAGCGGCACCGGGAACAACATATGCTACAACCACGGCTGGCGTGAAACCAAGAACCGTGCCGTCTTCTTGTTTAGAACGCATCCACAACGGAAGGCTTGAAAGTTCAAGTTGTCCGATATTATCCAGCATACGTTGGTTCATGTTGTCGAAAGAGTTTGGATAGAATACGTGCTGGTCACTAGAACTTGCATTTATACCATCGTAATCTGCGTTGAAGTCTGTATTCGAAACCAATGCAGGGTTACGCCAATCGTTTGCATGGTTGCGATAAAAATCAATACTCAATGCAGTTGATTTGCCTCTTGCATTCTCGCGGTCGTCTTTTATTTCAGCATACACGACTTCATATTGAACCTCGTTGTCTCGCACGGCACGGGCCTTCTTGATTTGACCAAGGGTAATGCGTTTATTGTAATGGTTCTTTGCCATAGCCTGTAGCATTTCTTTTGGTGTGCTTGGGTTTAGGCCAGCGGTCACAATGAAACGAATGTCTTGCTGTTTACCATAATAGTAATCGTTTTGACGATAAATCAAATCTGGTGGAAAATCGTCTGGTGAATCAATAAGCGAGTTCCATATCTCACGTTGTGCAACTTTTGGATAAGCACGAACCCATAGATTTTCATATGGTTTGAAGTTGCCGGGGTCAATCGTGATGTTGAAGGTTCGGAACGCAGAAATGTCACCTTCGGCGTCGAACACCTCAACGGTGAATGTATATTTTCTTTCGAATGTTGTCTCGTTGATGAGTAGGCTATTGGCATCGAACGTAGTTGTGCCGCCATCGAACATCATAGTCTCGAAAGATGGTCGCCCAACAATCAAACCGTCTAGGTTCAGCTTCAGTCCCTGTGGTAGCTTGCTGTCTGAGCCAGCCTTTAGTCGGTATTGAACCTGTTTATTTAGTGTATTAGTTGACCTAATAGACAACGTGCTGATTTCACCAACACGAATCGAACTAAGTGTGGTAGGAGTAATCCAGTTCACAACTGCACGGATATCACCAACGATTGTCATCGTGAAGAAAATCCACTCACTATAATAATCGTTGTTGTTTTTCTTTAGAACTCGAACTGTAAATGTGTATTCAGTTTGCGTGGCTGCTTGATTTGGTATGTATCCATAAAGCCACCCAGTATCTGTGTCTAGCACAAGACCCGGTGGCAACGACAAGTCACCTTGGTCGAAGCCGTTTATTTCAGCGTCAAATCCACCTTCATTGTCAAAACCTTCTGAACCACCGACACCAATACTATACTCAAGAATGTCACCATCAAAGTCTCTACCAAAGAACTGATACGCAAAATAGTTGTCGTGTGTGACAATGCCAAGGTCGCTTGGTGGGCTTAGAAGAACAGGCGCACGTAGGCTCGTCTGGTCTGCTGTAAGTGGGTAGCCACTCATATCTGCTGTCAATAACGTTGTGTCTGCGGTGAATGTGTTTCCCGCATAAACGAACAGTGTATATGTCTTGGCAACCGTTGATTTGCCATCGGTGACTGCTACTGTAAACTGATAGTTCTTGTTTGTTGCAATCGTGCTATAATCAAAACTGTTTAGGTCGAAAGAAGTCACGTCGAAGCCGGGTGTTCCCGTAAGAACTGTAGCTGGTTCAATATATCCACGCACATAACCATCGGATGTGATTGTGACTCCACCCGGTAACTGGCCGTTTAGTAATCTGAATGTTAGAGTGTCGTCTGGATCGGCATCGGTTGCCATTATCTGAAAGTTCACGTAATCAGCATCACGGAAAGTTCCGATTGACCGGGCTGATGTAAGGATGATTGGGTCGTCCTGACCTACAACTGTAAGTTGAAAAGTTCTGTCATTGACAATACCATCCCAACTTGTAGCTCGAATAACGAAACGAGAAGTTACGTTCTGACCAACGTTTGATGGCACACCAGATACAAATACCTCACAACTAGGACGACCTAACATAAGACCTTCTCTTGTGAGACGAAGACCACTTGGTAGAAACCCCGATTGTAGAGTGAATAGTGGTTGTTGTGCTGGTGTTGGGGCAAGCGGGTCTTCAACAATAAGCTGAAAGTCGTAAAACTCTGCCTCTTGAATCTTTCCTAAATCGCCCGCTGGCGTTACCCATACTGGATTACCCATAACACTTCCTCTTTAGGGTATTTATCAAGAAACGGCGTAGTAAGGAATGACGTAGTTGTTGTTTCCGATTTTTACTTGTAGATACCCTGTCGGTGTAGCAGGGAGTGCTGTTGCACCGCCCGCACTACCCACTGTAGTTTGAACAGGTCCGCCGATAACGATGTTATCGAACTGACCTTGTGCTGCATAAATGTTTGTCCATTTGTCAGTCGAAGAACCCAAGTTCTGGATTGTTGAGTCACTGGCTGGTAGAATGTTACCGCTGATAACTACCGTGTCACCTGTTCCGTTCGGGTCGAGGTTGATGTCGCCGTTTGAGTTATCTGTCGAGATTGTGTTGCCGTTTAGGGTAAGGTTGCTCAATGCCGTGCCGCCAAGTTCAGTATAAAGCTCTGAGAAGTTGTCGTTTACTTTATCGAACGCAACACGAAGATCGTCGCCTGATCCATCGTTTGCTGCTGCACCAATACCAATAGTTTGTTTAGCCATGTGTGACTCCTGTTTCTAGTATTTATCTTAGAAAACATTTTTTAGAAAACATTTTTTACAGGCTAAATATTTATATGCGTATATTAGTTGTAATGGCAATACTGTTGCTACCGTTCCAAGCATTGGCACACGCCAACGAGGAATATTTGGATACGATTGACACCGTTAGAACGTCAATCGTCTTGGTTGAATCCGAGAGAGAAAGCACTTCGTCTATGACACCCGGCTCCCCATTGGACCGATACCTCAAAAAGAAACTGCCCCAGCAAAACCCCAGTGCCATCGGCACCGGTTTTGTCGTAGATGATCAATACATCATCACCAACAACCACGTGGTACAGGATGGCTTGCGAATAATGGTGAGCTTTGAGAACGAACCAGAACGATACGTAGCAGAGGTGATTGGTGTCGATCCGCTATCTGACATAGCTGTGCTTCGTGCAAAAGACATGCCAAAGAAACCTGAGTTGGCATGGGGAAACAGTGATGATCTTCGCCCCGGCCAACAAGTCTGGGCTATCGGGCACCCAAGAGGATTGTTCTATACTGTATCGAAGGGGGTTGTGAGCCACAAGAAACGTCGCTTATCAAACGGATGGCAGACAGCTATCCAGAGTGACGTGGCGATCAACAAGGGCAACAGTGGTGGGCCGCTAATGACCATGGACGGTTCTGTGGTGGCCATCAATACACTTATCCTGTCAAGCGACGGTGATAACAGTGGCTTGAGTTTCAGTGTCGATAGCCATGTGGCTCGGTTTGTGATTGAGAGATTGATTGCGGATGGAAGGATTGACCGCCCAAAGATGGGAACAGGTCTAAAATATGACCCAGAACTATACCGTGTGAGCATTACAACTATCGAAGGGGGCGGTGCTGCCGACAAAGCTGGCATTGAGCCAAACGATGTTATTCTTCAAGCTGATGGTCGGAAGATTGTAACGATTGATGATTTGTTTGATGCACTCCAATACAAGGCACCATATGAAGATATGAAGCTTGTAATCCTTAGAGGCAATGATATTATTGAAATAACTCTAACGCTTGGAATGCTTGATGCTGCCGAAGTCGAAGAGCAACAGAACGAGCTAAAGCGAGACTAAACGCTAAAGCTCGTTCCACAACCACAACCCGATGTCGCGATAGGATTCGAAAACTCGAAACGCGAACCCATGACATCAACTTTGTAGTCAATCTCGGTGCCAGCAATAGCGAACACGCTAAACTTATCAAGCACGATTTTGACACCATCAAAGTCAAGTATTTCATCACCTTCGTTGGCATCGGCCAGCTTGGTTTCTTCTAAGAGATAGTTGAAACCAGCACAACCACCACCGGACGCACCAAATACAAACGCTTCGAAGCCATTAGCTTCCATCATTGAAGCAAACTGCTTCTGTGCATTTTCAGTAATCGTAATCATTATTCTTCCCACCATTTTATTGTTGGATTGCCATCGGCATAATATGCCGACAACAATCTATCAAGGTTTTGAACTTCCTCGGTTTTATAATTATCTAACCAGTGACTAAATCTATGCCAATGCACAGATGCCATCGTTGGCAAACTCATTTCCTCTGGATAATCATTATCTGTGCCGTAAATATCAATACGTCCTGCCGAATATTCTTCAAGTATTGGTTTATGAACGATTTCTTTCTTGAAGAAATCACTCCAACGCGGCTCTGGGTTACCCAATAATCCACGATCTTCATACCAGCTAAGTGATATTGGACCCATCCAATTGGTCGAATAAGTAATCATTCGTAAATACTCCCTTTTTGCCCCGACTCATTGCTGCCGGTGCATTCTAACTCGTGGTGCATTGGAATCATATTATTTATACCTAAAGGTTACACGACCTTTGGTTAGGTCGTAGGTGGACATTTCGACTTTTACTCTGTCGCCCAAGACAAGTTTTATCTTAAACTTTCGCATCTTTCCAGAAAGATATGCTAAGATTTCGTGGTCGTTCTCCAACTTTATCTTGAACATACTCTGTGGCAAAACGTCTATGATTTCGCCATCGAACTCTAACAAATCTTCTTTAGCCACTTATACCTTTTCTTTCAACTCTTTATACCGATGGGCCAAGAACTGTTTGACAATCTCAAGATTGTGCTCAGCATCTTCTTCCCATGGTGTGTTCACTGTATTATCTGCTGTGACGCGATCTAGAATCCGCTCACAACCACTCATTTCCATGTATTCTAGACTATTCATTATATCTCTCTCCCGCACGAAAAAAAGGCCAGCAACGTCTTACATGGATTGCTGTGCCTAGAAAAATATTAGTCGTTTAGTGTCATAGTAGTATTTATCATTCTCTCAAAAAGTTGGGATGCCTTCACGCTTTTTCCAATAACGGCATTCAAAATAAGTCTGTGTTGCGTCACGATTTTGGTTCAAGTTCTCCATCATGCGTTCGCAATGTTTGTATTTATAAAACTGACCAAGCGGATTGGCGTTCTCGACGGGTGCCCCAGTCAACGCAGACGTTAGAACTAACGCCCATATCATTCCGACATCGATCACTCTTGAAGCTCAGTATCGAAGAAGGGCATCATAATGATGTCGGTTGCCGGGTCACTCATGATGCTTTGAACTTCGCTCATAAAGTCTTGAAGCTCAGCGTTGGTAAGCATACCAATACTATCTTCGACAAGAAACTGGTGATGAAGTTGTTCTTTATTGGTCATGTGTGTAACCCCTTCCTATGTGAATCTTCAATATAATTATTATATGCTTTTGTATGATATATGTCAATAAAAAACGTGCCATAATAATATTGATAATAACTAAAGTAAAATGATATAATAGTAAGTATAGAATAGGGGATTATAAGTAATGACAAAGAAAATGGGCGAAACCGCCGAGTATAACCTAAAGGTTTTATTGAATAACCATGGCAAACTACTAAACGAAGACTTCGTAGAGAATAACTTTGACTCGTATAAAGGTAATAACTACAGAGAAGAAGTGATTTCGATGTATGGATACTTAAAAGATGCTGGATACAATGAGTTTGTTGATGTATATCTTCCGAACGATAAAGATTCTATTTATGAAATCAAATCGTCGTCTCAGCCGAAAACCGACCTTATCTTCAAAACGAAGAGTGAAGTAATCAAGCTGAGCATAAAAAAAGGTCGGGAATGGGTTTTGGAATCGGTAAGTGGATACGATAACTACATGTCTTTTGTGTTCTTACTAAAGGATATGAACTTCATGGATTTACACGACGAGTTATTGAGAGCCGAAGAGAGCTTCAAGTTGGCAAGCATTCCACGGTATGTAAAAATGACTGGGGAAAATAGCAAAGAAGCAATATATGAAAAAGCAATAAAGAAAGGTGGAATCATCGACCAATCGGAGTTATGGGAGGTTCTTGAGACACTTGAACACAGCCAGCATTCCAACCTTGACGATACCACATATCAAGACATAAAAGATACTTACGTAGACATAAACAAAAATCTACGAAATATCGTCAGCAGAACACCAGAGAAGTATGTTGGGTTGGTGCATGAACTTGCAACTAAACAAAACCGATTAGGTGGTTATGGTAGTGCTTCTCATTACTGTCTGATAGTGGGTTATATGATTGTGGGGATAAAGATGTAATGCTAAATATAGCCAAGAATCTATCACCAAACATAAGACCGCTCACAAAAAATAGAAGTGGGTCAGCAACACGAGTAAAGGCATTACTTGCGGATAAAAATAACGTAAATGTATATAAGGAGTATTTCAATATGGGGCCGTTGAACATAAAAATGGATGTAAGACTTTGACGCCGGTTGTGAAGTGGGTAGGTGGTAAACGCCGCCTCGTGAACACACTTACATCAATGATGCCACCAAAATACAATAAGTTCCATGAGTTATTCTGTGGGGGTGCTGCTTTGTTTTTTCATCTTGAGCAACCGAATGCAGTTATAGCGGATATGAACTGGCACTTGATAAACTTCTACAAGGCGGTGCGAGACACCCCAGAAGAGTTACTTGCTTTGTCCAACCAGCATGAGAACAACAAAGAGTATTACAATGAAATAAGGGCGTGGGAAGACATCAGCAAATCTGACATCGAACTTGCAGCTAGATTCTTGTATCTAAACAAGACTGCATATTCCGGTATGTGGCGGGTGAATAAAAGGAATAGAATGAATGTTCCTTTTGCTAACTACAAGAACTACGCAGACCCCACCCAGAAATATATCAAACACGACACGCTAATGTCAGCATCAGCACTTCTCAAGGATACAACCATACACCATGGCAGCTACAATTCTATAATACCGGGTCGCCACGACTTTGTATATTTGGACCCCCCATATGACCAAACATGGACAGGCTACACGAACGAAGTGTTTTCACAGCAAGGGCTAAAAGATTATTGTGATAGACTGAATGATATCGGGGCATACTTTATGGTCAGTAACAGCGCAACCGACTTCATAAAGGAACTCTATGTCGGGTATGAAATATTTGAGATTGATTCCGCACAGGCAATAAGTGGCCGACATGATAAGGCTGGAACCCGAGATAAAGTAAAAGAAGTGATTATCACAAACTACTGAACGCATAAAAAAAGGGGCCGCTAAGCCCCTTTTTTCTTATATAATATGAGCGTAGATAGACTAGATGCTCATTGCTTCGGAGATTCTTGGCCCCCAAATGTTGGTGAATGCAGAGAATGGCTCGTCCATAGTCTCGTCGCTTTCTGGTTTGAAATTGAGAGTGCTACAAACATAACGCATTGTCGCCACCGGGAAGAGAGTGTCGTTGACATCTTCCCATTTGAAGTCTTCCCCAAGCTCAGAAGAGAACAACTCTTTGATTTCTTCTGATTCTGGCAAGTCGCCGTTGTGGTTCTCAACCAAAAGGTTGACGATTTCCACAAACTTCTCGTCGGTAATCGTCTTGTCTTCCAACAGGACTAAAACTTTGTCGCGTGTGTTCATCGGTTTTTCCTCGCGTGTTCTAATGCCGCACTGGCATGGTTCATTTCACGGTCAGCGGCCCACTTCTCGGCGGCACCCTGTCGGGAGCGTCGGGCAATCTCTTGGGCCTCTGCCATATACATAGCCGCGAAGACGCGGCTAATCACGTTGCTTGTATCAATCGTAATATTCATCAAGCCAATCCTCTTCGGCGGCGGTGGTTACTGAAAGGTCACGGGCGGCAACTGCTTCTTCGCGAGTGGTAAAGGTCGATTCTGGTGTGCCAATCCAACGGTCACCATCATCGCACTCTATACCGTAGTCACTTACGCCCTTATAGGTAGCAACTGACTTCACGACACCAGACTTTATACCGTCTTCGTGGTTGCTGATGAAAACCTTATCGCCTATCCAAATGTCGCTCATGTGATGGCTCCTTTCTGATGATTGTAGTATTATACGCTACTTCGGCGAGGGTGTCAAATCAAAAGTTGTAGTCGTAGAACTTGTAAGGAGTTGTGGCGATGACGTGACGCTCGCCGTGCTTGCTGTACCAGCGGCCATCTTTGCGAAGGCGAAGGCGAACAACGGTGTAGGTTTCGTTCGAGAAGTAGTCATAGTCTTGCTCGTCTTGGTTCGAGCAGTTAGCAACGAAGCCGCCGACATGGAAGTCCATCTTCGTCTTGTTCTTGCTCGTGTCCATGGCACGAACTTCGATGGTCTTGTCAGACACTACGCGGACAATCTCGAAAGGATGCACATCGCTGTAGCCGCAACGGTTGGCGAACATTTCGGTGGTTGGGGTAAGGGTAACGTTTTCCATGGTGTCAAACTCCTGTATGTGTTCAGATGATGATGATGTAACATACCACCCAACACATACGGAGTCAACTAAAAAGTTTCGTTTTTTACAGATTTATTGATTATTCGTGCAACTCATGGTGTCTTTATTCCTTTACTAAGTTGTTCAGATGCTAAGTTTTTATGCTTAGCCTCAACCATTATGTCTGCGTATGGCAAGAAAGTCAATGCCCAATCGTTACACGCATTGTTCCACATCATATTTGAGTGTGCACGAAGTTTAGATTTCTTGAAACCCAACTTGAGCAATCCTTTTATATCTGGTAATAAATCAGGCCAGACCGCATCGCCAATATTTTCTTCACGTGATAGGCTATAATGGATTGTAGGACGAACGCCACGCCAACTATCAATGACACGCTTGAAGCGGTCGTCGGTGGGCTGTATGTATTCTTCGTCGCGAATCCAGTGATGATGAATGTCGAGAACAAGGGCAAGGTCTTTGGCAAGCTCAAGCGAACTATCAAGACCCCAACTGTTCTCGTCATTCTCAATGGTGATGCAGTTACGTGCCTCGGCAGACAAGCGTGGTAATATGGCACGGATGCCATCGGGTCCGTTGCGGCCAGAGATATGCACGTTGATTTTGAAGTCCATGAACGACCGTCCGTAACCCATCATACGCACGATGTCGGCATGATATTCAAACTCACGGATACTATTCTCAACGATGCCTGGGTTGTCGCTGGCAAGCACAGTAAACTGACCGGGGTGCATAGACAAACGAATATCCTCACGGTCAGCAATTTCACCGGCAAGCATCAAACGTGATTCCACGTGGTGTCGGACATCGGATTGATTGTAGAAGTATTCCCAATCAGGATGCGTGTATAAGGGTAGAATATCGCTGCTGATACGCAACATACGTTGATTCTCAGGCAACCAACTAACATAGCGGATGAGATTGATAAGGGCATCAGTGTTGAACTTTGTGATGTCCCATAGCCGTTGCTCGGCTACATCACGTGGCTGGCTGTTGAGCCAACGCAGCGTGGTAGTGCGACCATTGAACGGTCGCTGAATGTCTTCCAAAGCTTTATTGGATAAGGTCTGGTCAGGATGCATGTACTTACATGCAAACCCGATCCGCTGGATATCGTCATTGAAATATAAATTCATAACATGAGTATACTCATGGGAAACCTACGTGTCAAGAACATTTTATGCCAAGTAATACTCAAGTAATCGACCGAAACATATTGAATCTATACTTCCCACTCAGGTATAATAGTATATAGTTTAAATATAGGGAAGTAAAATGATTTTAGAAACTAATAAAGTATATGAATTTGATTTGTATGGCAGATAGATTATTCAATATTAATGAACAATAACTTAGATCAATACTATACCAATCCAACTATAGCACAAGTATGTATGAACACAATATATGATATTGTTGATATTGATACTATTGATGTGGTGGTTGAACCGTCTGCGGGAACTGGATCATTCTTCAATTTGATGGATGCGTCAAAGAGTATTGGTATGGATTTAGACCCTAAGTATCCGAATGTGATAGCTCAAGACTATTTTAGTTTTGCACCAATCACTGATATGACATATATCGTTATTGGTAATCCGCCGTTCGGGAAGAACTCGTCATTGGCTATCAAGTTCTTCAACCATAGCGAATATGCACAATATATCGGGTTCGTTGTTCCTAAAACATTCAGAAAGAAATCTGTGCAAAACAGACTTGATCCGATGTTTCATCTAATCCACGACAATCCAATGCCAAAGGATTCCTTTATATTTGAAGGAAAACCATATGATGTTCCGTGCTGTTTTCAGATTTGGGAAAAAAGAGATTACCGGCGTGAGAAGCATCTAATAAAAACCCAACATACCGACTTTGATTTTGTTAATGATTTGGCAGATACAGATTTCATTATACAACGTGTTGGGGCGAACGCCGGTGCAGTAAAAGTGGATAACCTATCGAAATGGAAAAAACCATCCCATTATTACATAAAGGCGAATATTGATAAAAACAAACTTGTTGAAATTTTCAATAATATATCTTTCGAAGAAGTAAAATACAATACTGCTGGAAATCCATCAATATCAAAAGACGAACTTATTGAGCTTTATGAACTTAACATAATCCCGTTGATACTTAACTCACTTTTATATTGAAATACATTTCAAGTATTTGTTATAATAAACTATAGTAAATATCAAATATTAATCACCAGAGGGGGAATTATTTACATGCCAACTAGAATTATTACCAATGATCTACAAGTTCATCATCTTGCAACCACACCGTTAGATAAAGACGGAAAAATGACCGATGAACATATGCTGTTTTATATTAATAACATACCCAAACTTGGGCAGGTTGGTGCAGAGGTATGTAACGGGCAAAGTGCCGACGAGGCAATAAAGAAGAGTTATGCAAAGTTACAGGGACGTGGTCAAACTAACGACCTTGAGTTCGTGACGGCATTTTGCATCGACGCTGCTAACAAATATACAGATGATGGGTTCCGCAAATACATCCATAAAAAAAAGAAAGAGTATAAATGTGATTTTTCGGCATGTTATCCGAATAATACGGTAGCCGGTAAAAATAACGAAGCGTTACTTGATTTTGATACAAAACGAGATTTACCCCAACTAATAACGTTTCTAAAAGAATTTCTAGACTTAGATAAAGACCACGATACAAAGGAAAATATCATCTTGAAATTTGGTCAAGAAGAGACACATACGCAGATTCTAAAGACCTTTGATAAATCCAACAAGGTATTACTTGTTGGATTTCCTAGTTTTGGAAAAACTATTATTTCACTTTCCACTGCCGTCGAGCGCCTAAATATAAACCAAACTGGTGGCCTTATCTGTGTAACTACGCCCATAACCGACACAATGACATCATTTTTTAATGTCATTGAAAAATATGCACTTGGAAGTAATCGCTCGGTAAAGATTACATGTATGTATGCTAAAGAGTTTTGTAAGTTGCCACACAAACAAGTTAAAAAGCGCATCAAATCTGGTGAAATCATTATCGTTTTAGCTACCGTTCAGGACGTGCGCTTCCAAGAAAATGCCGACGACGACATATTTCTTCGGAAGAAGTTTGATGTTTTAAAAAATAACATTACATTTTGGATTCGCGACGAGTTTCATCTTCAATATGGTGCCAAAAAAACAAACAAAAGGCTAAAAGAGTTAGAAGAAAAGGCCAAGTATATACTCGATATTACTGCGACCGCATATAACGTTTGCGACCAATACACGGAAGAACAAATCATTCGGCGCGACTTGACTTGGGCGTTGGATAATCGCGAAAAATTGGGACTTCCAAAAATCCGCATTGAGTTTTTAGAAACACCATTCCTGAATCTGGATTCCGCAACAGCTTCGTTGTATAATACGGCAGAGGGATTCGACCCGCGTAAATTGTTTGCTCGCAACGAAGAGAAGGAATTTGTTTATTCAAAACAGTTGATTGATTTAGCATATGAAATGTATGTCTCTGGTAGGAGAAAGGACAAGAACCCGTTTAGTATCATACAGGACAATGCGTTATGTGAGACAAGCCGCAATCATGGTCTTTGGGTGTGTCCAGCGGGCTTTAATGGCGATAGCGCAAGTAAATATTTACCAGCTTTCGCAACAACATGTAACAATGATTTTAGATTTCAGAATGATGGTATATTTTTCATAGATAGTTACACTATTGATAAAAACCGTGGATCACTAACGGTATCAGAGTATGTTGCTGAGCTACGCAAGACGCATAACCGTGTTATTATTCTAACATGCGAGAAATATCTTACGGGAACTGATATTCCAATGCTTGGCCACATCGTATTGTTTGCGCGTATCAACAGCTTAGCGTTGTTCGAACAATTAATTGGACGCATAATACGTACATATAATAAGAAAACAAATGCAAAGATATATGTTATGTGTTCTGGGTTGACGCTAGTTGGTATGATAGGGCGTATTGTTCGTGAACAAAGCCGTGGAGATATTGATTTAGAAAAGCGTGTTCTCAATGATAATATTTCTATGACTGAATATAAAATCGAACCTAGAGAAATTTCTTATGATGAGATACAAAAAGAAGCAAGTAAGTTTTTTTTAAATGCATCTATCAACAGTTCATTTGGCAGTTCATTTGGCACAGAGTCTTATAAAAATAATAAAGATATATGGGATAAGCTAGATACCCATGGGTATATGACTAAACTTAGCCAATCTCTTACACAGCACAATGGGGCTAAAGTATCTACCGGTGGTAGCAAAAAAACAGGAAATAAATCTAACTGTAAAACGAATGATATAAATAAAGAACAGGAAGTTAAAGATTTAATCACAAACATACTTACAGAGACACGTTGGATATCATACAGCGAAAACCTATATGATAAAGACGTGTTCAATCTTGATGTATATGATAAAATGTTCGGGCACGACCTAATGAATGCGTTTAGATCGTCGCTTGCTGTGTTGGATATGCGAACGTATTTTAGTGATCTACAAAAAGCGTGTTCACATCTATCCCTTGAAGAATGTCATGATGATGTATTTTATAACACCACACTTAAATCCAATATTGGTTATGTTTACACACCTATTGATTGTGCCACAGCGTTAGTAAAGGCAGTAAAAGCATCATCTTCTATTAAAAACATATTGGTCGTGAATGCTCTTTCTGGCTCTTTCGTATCTGCCATAAAAAACCGTTTTCCAAACGCAAAAATCACGTGTTTGGAACATACAGCTTACTTCGAAAAGCACTTAAAAAAAAATATGGGATGTAAAGTAGTATATAATAAGGATGATATAGAAATGAAATTTGACGTAGTTATTGGCAATCCGCCATTCCAATCTACAACTAATAGTAAAACAGAAAATCAAGGAAATTTATGGAAAGCTTTTATTGAAGTAGCCTATGACAAATTAACTGACAACGGTCAGTTAGCTTTTGTAACACCGAAGGCGTGGAGTTCTATCGGACACTATGATACTGACAGATATTATTTGTCAAAATTTAAATGTATGAACCCTAGTTATATTAACGTTGACGATAACTTATCAGAACGTTATTTTAAGGGAGTAGGAACATCCATATCTTACTACGTATTAAATAAGCAGCCGGTAAATACCACGGAGATAGTGGGATATAACAATGTATCTTTTACTGTCAATTTCAATGATATAAAAGTATTTCCGTTTAAAAACGCTTGTGAAGAATCCGTCTCTATTTTGGATAAGGTCATCGGGGCTAACTCATATGACTTTAAAGAAGGAAAAGATAAGAACGTTGGTGCTAAAAAAGTGTATCTAGTAGCCGGTAGATTTGTTACCACTGGTGGTATACGAGTAGACTATGCTGGGGATTGCAAAGATTCTTATAAATGTTCTATGCCACTCAATGCTGATGAGTTAGCCGGAGCGGAAGTATTCAAGTCAAAACTTTTTCACTTTATCTTTAAAGTGTTAGGCGGTGAAGCCGGATTGAATGGCACTGGAATTATGAAAAAACTACCGTTCGTTGATCTAAATAGGAGTTGGACTGACGAAGAACTGTATAATCATTTCAAACTGAGCGATGCAGAGATAGCGTTCATTGAACAAACCGTTTGACATATCATACCTTTTTATGATAATATTATTCAATCATAACACAGGAGATTTCTATGAACCAACATATCGAAGATTTTTATAACCATTACCATACTAAGGTAAAATCCAGCCCGAATCTGTACCAGTCTAAGTCGGCGGTTGATGTTATATTACCGGGTTCGTTGCTCCACTATGCGAACGCCGCTGCCGGTCACACTGGGTTCGGTTCTGGGGCGAGAGCAAGGGGCATCCGTCGAGAAACTAACAATCCCACAATATATATCCAATATATTTTTAGTTCCCCAAGTAACTTAGAAAAGTTTCTTGAAGAATCAGAGAAAGATGCAGAAGAATACGTTTCTGGTGTTAGAAGAAAACATTCTTCTAATGACAATCTTGTTAAGCAGATACGACGAGTGAGTGACAAAGAAGCTAAAGAAGCAGTGAAAAACGCAATGGACCAATACGGGAAACTTACTTTGCCGAAAATTGGTAAAATAGTTAAAGCATTGCTTCGCCTAAAAGCAATTGACCAAGCTACTCTTCAATTGGAAGCAGACGAACTCGTTAAAGCCGGTGCGGCGACCTCCTAAATATATTTACTTAGGGTTTAGTTGTGTGTTATAATAATATATGATTAAACGTGATAGTGAAAGAGTTAAACAGACCGGTGAAGTTTTCACTCCAAGTGATCTAGTGGAAGATATTCTAAACAATCTTCCACTAGATAGTTGGACTGATCCTTCTAAAACATTCCTTGAACCATCTTGCGGCGATGGTAACTTCCTCATAGTATTAAAACAACGATTGATGAGCCATGGACACTCAGAACGACAAGTGCTGAGTCGATTGTATGCTGTTGATTTAATGGCAGACAACGTTGAAGAATGCAAGAATCGCCTCGACCCATATAACCAACATCGGGATATTTTGGATAAAAATATTGTATGTATGAATGGATTAAGCTACCATTATAGATTCGATGGCACAGTAGACGAAGAATTGTTTAATAAGTTATTTGATTTTTAAGTTGTAGTCGACATATCTAGATATGTGATAAAAGGAACCGTATTATACACCCATAGGATATTCTATGTCAAGCGGTTTTTTAGACTAAGTTCAACAACTCTTCTTTAGACAATACAAAACCGCTGTCTTGCCATGCTTGACGCAACTGGTTCATAGCTCGACCAACCATCGGACCTTGGGCAACACCAGCGGCTTGCAAGTC